GCGTCGTGCCCGTCGCGGTCAGAGCGTTGCCCACACTGGCCAACGAATAGCCTGACCACCATACGTTGCCGGTAACGGTCAGTTCCGCCGAGGCGGTCGTTGTGCCGATCAGAAGTTGCCCGGCCGAGGTGAGCCGCATCTTGCGCGTGGCGTTGGAGGTGGCGCCTGCCGCCGTCGTGCCAAAGTCGAGATGCGCGCCCTGTGCCGACGTGCTCCATGCTTCAGCGGTGACCGCTTCCAAGTAGGCACGTTCGCCGGACATTGCTGCGCTTTGATAGCCACGCCAACCGATCGTCCCGAGCGCTACGCCAGACGCTACCGCCGAAGGGGACGCATAGGTGCCGTCATAGCGCCGGAATTGCACGTATGGATTCTGCGCAGCCGCGTCGATTGTGATACGCGTGTTCGTCGCATCTGCCGCAGCAGCATAGATCATTGTGCCGGCAAGCGCGGTGATTGCGCCGCCGGTAGAATTGAAAGTCCCCGTATTGTTGACGGTTAGCGCGCCGGTCAGCGTGCTTGCGCCCGTGACTGAAAGGGTGCTGGAAAGCGTGGCCGCCCCCGTGACGCCAAGCGTTCCACCGACTGACGTATTGCCGTTGGAGGCGGTAACGGTGAACTTGGACGTGGCAACCGAGAAATTGCCGGCGGAATCCACCGTACCCGTGAAGCTCGCGGCCGCAACGCCAAACGCCAACGCCCCGGCGGAATGCGTTATCGTGGCATTGCCAGCGTTAAAGTTGATGACGCCACCCGACGCCAGGAACAAGTCAGACCAAGAGAGCGAGGTTGTGCCCAGCGCGTTGCCATCATTCGCGGCGGGCGACAAAGCGGAACTAGTTAGCTGGACCTCGGCCGCCGAGTTGATGGCCAAGCCCAGCGTATTCGCCGCCGGCAGATATAGGCCATTGGTCGGCGCCGAAGCGCTGGTCGGGACAAACGTTGCGCCCGTCACCGTGCCCGATGCTGTCACCGCTGCGGCTGTCGTTGCGCCGGTAACGGCGAGCGTGCCGGCGACTGCCGTATTGCCAGAAGCCGCCGCGACAGTGAACTTGGACGTGCCAACGGTCAGGTCGCCGGACGTTGTGAGCGCCGCGACAGTCGTTGCCCCCGTAACCCCGAGCGTGCCGGCGATCGCAGTGTCCCCGCTGGCCGCTGCCATCGTGACCTTGGACGATCCGACAGTGACGTTGCCCGAGGTGGTCAGAGCGGCGACCGTGCTTGCCCCGGTGACATCCAGCGTGCCCGCGATGGCCGTGTTGCCCGAGGCGGCGGCGACGGTGACTTTTGACGTGCCAACGGTCACATCGCCCGATGTCGTAAGCGCGGCAAGCGTCGTCGCGCCCGTGACGCCGAGCGTTCCGGCAATGGCTGTGTTGCCGCTCGCCGCCGCCATAGTGACCTTGGAAGCCCCGACCGTCACGTCCCCGCTGGTAGTGACAGCGGCCGCCGTGGTGGCCCCGGTAACGGCCAGCGTTCCGGCGATTGCCGTGTTCCCCGACGCGGCCGCCATCGTCACCTTCGACGCACCGACCGTGACATCGCCCGATGTCGTCACCGCTGCCGCTGTAGTCGCACCCGTGACCGATAGCGTGCCAGCAATCGCGGTGTTGCCGGACGCGGCGGCAATCGTGACCTTGGATGCCCCAACCGTGACATCGCCCGAGGTGGTCAGAGCGGCAAGCGTCGTAGCGCCCGTTACGCCCAAGGTTCCCGCAACCGCTGTGTTGCCGGTTGACGCCGCGACTGTGAACTTGGACGTGGCAACCGAGAAGTTACCCGCAATGTCCGCCGTCCCGCCGACCGTCATCGGCCCGCCGGACCCTTGCAGCGCAAGCGTGTCCTTCTTCGTCCAAGAATGCGTCAATTCCAGCGTCGGCGTGACGATCTTAGCCCGCACGCCATAAATGCTATCGGCATCGGTGACGATCTGGCACGTCACACGGTCAATGATTGCCTCGCCCGTGCCCGTGTTCTGAATACGAAGCCATACACTGGTGCCGGACGGGACCGAAAAGCGGACCTGTTCAACCTGCGGCGTCGTGACGTCATCTTCGTCCGTCAGGTCGGGATCAATGATCGCCTCATGAACGTCACTGGCGCCCTGCGTTGTCCCCAGCTTGACGGTAAATGATTCCGTGCCCTTGAACGTCAACCCCAGAATGTAGTCTGTCAGGGCAACAACGGTTATCTCCTGATCAATGCCCGCCGCGTTGGTCCCGTCGCCCGCAATATAGACCTGGTGCGACACCCAAGACGGTTGCGGGGCCGTGCCGTCCGCAAACCATGACCAGCCCGCAGTGATGACGCCTTCCGCGCCAGTGGTCGGGTTGGTCGTGAAATTGCCATTTGTGACCGCATCATTAGTCGCAGTCGGCACGGTCGAAAACGCAGCGGTCGTAATAACGCCCGTCGTGGCGTTGTAAGCCGTGATGATCTTGCGTTCGCCCGCGCATACCCCGGACATGTATTCCAGATACATGCCGACGCAAAAGTCGGTAGTCGTGCTTAGGATCGGCGCGGGATGCGTTGTCGTCGTCGCCGTGCTTGTCACATTGAACGTATAGACGGGCGTCGTCTGCGTATGCGGCTTGATCTCGATCTGGGTCTTTGCCGAGCCTGGGTTCGTCTTGCTGACGGGCGGCAACACAACCTGGACGTTGCCGATCTTGGTCGGATACCGCGCACGAGCGCGATAGACGCCGCTGCCGTCGTGTTCGTCTTCTAGGAACGTGCCCAACTCGGGATAGATGACGGTATCGCCGGAATCCATCGTGATAACCGAGCCGGCGGCCGAACCTTCGTAGCCACATACGTCAAGCGACAGGCCTTGGCTTGTCGTCTCAAAAAACGCAGTCCCCAAGCGCAACCGGCCGGTGCCAGCCGCACCAAGCGTGCCGCCCCCGATGTCCCCGCCGGCCCATTCAATGGCGTTCCGAAGGTATTTCACTTCGCGAATGGACACGCCGGCCAATGCCTGCGGCCGAACGTCGGCAGAGGACGCCGAATGTTCAAACGCAATCCCGTTGAACGGGTCCATACCGCCGACGCCCTGACGCCCGCCGGCCAGGAAGCCGGACACGTAGCCCGGCGTGGCAAGCCGCTTGCGGGTCGCTCCGATGACGGTGAACGGCCCCGGCGGAATCGGACCATCAACCTTGATGATTGGCGCGGCAATCACGCGATACGCCCGCGTTGATCCCGTGCTGTCCATCTGGAACCCAAGTTCCATCTGGCGCGTGACGTTGAGGAACGTCGCGCCCTGCAACGTCATGATGGAATACAGATTGAACGTCGAACCGCGGCACAGCGTCCGCGCCAGGCCCGTTCCACCTCGGTTCACCGCATGGAACTGCGACAACCACAAGGCATTCGTCGCCGGCTGCGACCGCGACGGGTTGCGCGGCGCCACCGCCTCAACCGGCTGCGACCGCTCTTGCATGGCGATCGTAAACGCCACACGCGCGCCGGCCCAGCTATCCGCCGCCGCCTTGCCCTGCGTCCCAAGGCGCGACAACAGCGACCAATGCCGAACCGTGCCATAACCGCCCGATGTCGTCTCAGTCAGGATGTTGTCATACTGGACGCGGATCGGCATGATTTCCCGGTTACCGGTCGGGGCACTACCACCCGTGACGCGCGGCAACGAGATTTGCATGGCAAAGGGCGACGTATCCGGGTTTGTCGCGCCTGTAGCCGAGTGCAAAGCGGAAATGCGGACGGCGGTCGCGTCCACCTCGCCCGCTGTGACGTCATCCATCGTGGATGCGCCAGTAACCGCCAACGTGCCGCCGATTGTGGCGTCACCCGTCACCGCCATGTCATCGCCGGCCGAGATGTCGCCCGTGGCTGTGATGTTACCCGTTACCGACAGGTTGCCGCCGAACGATCCCGTCCCCTCGCCAACAAAGCCGCCCGTGACCGTCAGCGAACCGATCTCCGCCGTCGTGATGGTCGCGGTCTGGATCGTCACTTCCGTAAGATCGAGGACGGTTGAGCTTGGCAGCGAACCCGAACCGGAAATCATCTCCGTCCCGGCGCGCGATGCAACATGCACCGCGCCATGGATGACGGTGGATGTCCCGTCCGCAAACTCCACGGTCACACGGAAGGAATACCGGCCCGCAAGCTCCGTTGTGTCGGCGCCGTCAACCTCAATGTCGATACGGCCTGCCCCGCCATCAGCCACAACGCCGGCGACGTCCAGCACTTCCCGGCTGCTGTCGTCGTAGACCACAAACGCCGACGTCGCGTCGGTTACGTCATACGGGTCCGTATCGACATCAGTGGGGTAGACCGTGATCTCTATCGTGAAGTCATCGCCCGCCGTCGTGGCAAAATCCCGGCGCGTTGGCTGCAACAGGCTGCGGGGCTGCTTTGGGATCGCAAACGGAACAGCATAGGCCGACATCAATAGTACTCCGCGACAACGCCCGACCGGCTTGTCCCTAGCGCCGTGATGCGCCGAATTTCCGCTTCGCCCGCCTGATACGCGCCCTGTGGCACAGGTTCCCCGATGTCCGGCGCCAGCAAAGCGGCTGCCATCATGACAATCGGCTCCTCGGCTTCCTCGGGGATGCTGGCCAGCGTCCAACGCGACAGGCCACGCGCGGCAAGCGATCCATACGCGGCCCGCACCTTGCCCTCGGCAATGCTCTGCCCCGTCGCACCCGAGTAGGCAAACCGCCGCACCATGGCGATAGCACTAGCATAGGCCGTATCGTCCCTAGGCTTGCCATACACGGGCGCCAACTGCGCCGCCGCCATGATGGCGTAATGCTCGGCCGCCGCTTCGGGAATTGCCGACGTGGTCCACGTGACGAACCCCATCGCATTGAGCGTCTGATGCGCAGCATTGACCGCCGTTTCGGCCCGCGTCTGGCCACCGCTACCGGTCAAAGATGCCGTGCGGATCACGTCAAGCGCACGGTCATAGGCCGCTGCATCCACGGCGACGCCACTGCCAGGCGCAAGGAGAAAAGACGCCATCGCGGCATAGTGATCCGCCGCCCAAGTCGGGATTGCCGACGATGCCCACGACACAAAATTCAGCGCGGCAAGCATTTCATGGACCGCAGTCACCTTGTCCTCTGCCTCGGATTGTCCATACGCCCCGGACCATGCCACGATGCGGATGCCATCGCGCGCGCCCTCGAACGTAGCCGGCAGGTTCGGCGTGATCCCAAACGACGGCGCCAAAAGGTGCGCGGTCATAATCACATAGTGTTCCGCGCACGACGCGGGAATTTCATCGCTGGCCCACGGGACAAAGCAGACGGACAGAAGGTGCTGATGCACCGCAGTTGCCTTTTCCTCGGCCGCTGTCTGATCCTCGGTGGCAGGCGTTTCCGTCGCCCCGACAATGCCCAGCATGCGCAAAGCTCGTTCCGCAATATCAGCCGTGTCAGTGGTCCCAGCCTCGGCCGGGACCGCGCTCTCCGCATGCGGGTTGAAGCCCAAGCGCCGAAGCGCCCGGGCTGCAATCGTCGTTACCGAAACCGTCCCCGAATTGCTAGCGGCATCGGATTCAGCAATCGGGTTCACCCCCAAAATCCGCAGCGTCCGGTTGGCGATCACCGCCACCGTCACCGTCGAGCCGCTGCTTGGGCGGTCGGCCACGGCGACGGGGGACAGCCCCAGCTTCCGCAGCGCCCGCGCTCCCAACTGCGCTACTGTCGCCATACGTCACTTCCTCAAAAAAGCGGTTGTTGCGCAGCTTGGCAATGGCGGCAGCGTCGTTGACCTCGACGGCCTCGCCCAGCGGAAAAGTGAGGCGGAACGCGACCGTCTCGGTCGCGTCCCCACACTCAACACCGCCGATCCAACGGAACAGCGGCATCAGATCGTCCCCGGCGGTTCCGTCTGCGTATAGAACACCGTCGCCGCAATGGTCCCCGCAACCGCCGTCCCCGGGGCGTTGGTGAACGTCCCATAGATTTTGGTCGCGGACGTATAGACTGTACCCTGATGCGTGATCAGCGTCGCCGCCGACGTAGCGTTGTTGCCGAAGCTCATACGCATCGCCGCCTGGCCGATCGTGCCGCCGTTGATAAACCGATCAGTATCACCGCTATCGCCCACGATGATCGTGAGCGCCGGCGACGCTGCGCTGTCCATGTCCGTCGCCGCAAGATAGCCGTCAACCACCTTGCAGTTGGGCGGAATGTAGCAGATGTCGAACGTATTGTTCTGCGTCAGATCAGCCGTCCCGACGGTGATGATCTGCGTCACCGCCGCGACTTCGCCCGCATTGGGGCAGAACATCGGATCAGTCGCCGCGATGTTCTTGGAATACGTAAACGCCATTTTCTGTTCTCCGTATCAGTCAGGATCAAGAATCGGGCTGAGCGGCAAACCAGCCGGTGACGATGCCGTGATCCTTGGGCGTGGTAGTGTCCGCAGTGGCAGACGTGCCAAAGCGCATTTTGGTGATGCCGCGGATCATTTCGACACCCGGCATGCGGAAACGCCCATAGTCCTGCGGCGTGTCCTCGATTGCCTTGGCCCGCTGCACCTGCGCCATGGCGACAGCCTGCTGACCGCACAGGAAGGACGGCGCAACGTCGCAGGAAGACGCACCAAGATCGGCCTGCACCGGAATCTCAGGGATTTCCTTGATGATGACGCCATCCCAAATCAGATCGCCGCCCGTAAAGATCGGGTTGTCTTTGCCACGGTCCCACGCATCGCGGTTCGCCGACAGCATGTCGCTGTGGGTTGCCAGGTCGCGAAAGGAGTAGGTCGGGACAAACAGCACAAACCATTCCTCATCATTCCGAATACGGAGCGGACGAATGGCCGGGCTGGCCGTGCGGGCGATGCGCTTCATCAGCGAAACCGCTGCCGGCGTAAGCGTGTCGTTGGTCGAGTCGATGTTACCCAGCGCGGTCGCAAACGTCGTGCTGTAGTTGCTGTTGAGCTTGCCGAACAGGACCCGATCGCTGTTGTTCGTGACCCAAGTATTCTTCTGCGACGTCGTCGCGTCCGAAAACTTGGTCCCGTCAATGGACATCAGGCCATAGTTGATGATGTCCATCTTGAGCGTCTCCATATGCCACTCCTTCAGGGCATATCGAGCCGTCTCGAACAGGTCCAATTCGGTCTTGATCTGCTCGGTCTTGGTGTCAATACGGACACCATGACGGACAAGCTCGACATACACCCGCAGCGAGCGGTTGTTCAGAGCCTCTTCGTTGCCCGACAGCGTGACGGCGCCGCGCGTTGCACTCTGCGACAGCTTGCGGACCGTGCTCCACGTCAGGCTGTCGCCCGCCGCTTTGGCAAGGTCCTCCTTGGCGTGAATCAGACTGTTTTCGCTGTCGCCCATATACGTGGCAAAGCGATTCTCGCGGATGAACTCATTGTAAAAGGTATCGCTCCACTGCTGGACGCGATTACCGGATGCAACCGTGGTGACGGTCATTTCCTAGTTCCCATTTTCAGAAGTTGTCCAAGGGGGACCGGGCCGCGATAGACCTCCGAACGCGGGGAGGCAGCGCGGGCCGATGCCATGCTCACGGGCACTGCGGGACGCTCGTCTTGGTTGGACTGCGGAACGATGCCAAACTCCGCCATAAGCTCAGCGCGGAGCTTCTCGCGCATAGACGTCTCGGCTTCCTGCATGACCCTTTGGCGATACGCCTCAGGGTCCGTCCCGATCTCTTTCAGCGCCAGACGGGCTTTCCCTTGCTGGTAAACCCAGTCATACGGGTCCTTCTGGCGAAATAGCTGCTGATAGAGCGCGGGATTCCGGTCCGCTTCTTCGCGAAACGCCGCGATCTTTTCGTCAAGATCGGCGTATCTCTGGCGGGCCAGGATTTCGGAAACGTTCAACAGCGTGTTGGCTTGCTGCTCTTGAACGAGCGCATGATACGCGGCCGGATCGACGGCCGGGTTCGGAATTGGTTTCGGCTCCGGCTCTGGTGCCTTTGCGCGATCTTCCAATTCCTTCAAACGCTGTTCAAGCTCTTGCCGCTTGGTTCGTTCCGCTTGCAGGGCTTTGAGTGGGACGGTTGCCTTTTCTTCCGTATCTGCCGGCTTCGCAGCCTCCGGCTTAGCCGCCACAGCGGGCGGTTCGGCGGGAGTATCGCCCGTCACGGGTTGCACCTGCTGCCCCTGCGCGTCATCGTGCCCAGATGACGTTTCAGCGGCCGGCGGGCGTGTGCCCATGCCTAGAAGATGGCCAAGCGGTGTCGGAGCCTCGCGGCCCTGTCCTTCCGTCGTTTCGCTCATTGATGTCCTGCTGCTGCGCCCGTAAAGCCGGCGACGCTATCCGCCCGATCCCCGGCGACGGGGCTACTGAACCGTAGCCGTCTCAGCCGCAGCCATTGCCGACTGCGCCCGTAGCTCTGCATCCGCCATGGCTTTCGCCCTGGCGATCTGTATGTCAGCCTCGGCCTTCTGCCGGGCTATCTCGATTTCCGCTGCCGCACGGGCCTGCATGGCCTGTATCTCGGCTTGTAGACGCGCTTGGTCCGCCGCGATCTGCGCTTGCAGCTTCGCGGCTTCCATCTGTGCGTCGAGTTGTGCGGATTGCTGTTTCATTTCCAGTTCCGCTTGCATCCGCAACACCTCGGGAGGCGGCGGGGGCGGAACGGGCTGACCATCGGGGCCAGTCGGCGGGCGCATACGCTTCAGCAACGCATCCTTGTTGCGCAAGGCCGACGCCTCGATTAGCGCATCGGGCGGGATCAAGCCGGGAATCTTAGCCAGATCGGCCAAGAGCGCGAATTGTTCCTGCTGTAGCGTCACTACGTCCGGGGCTTGGTCAATCACGATGTCGACCATCACCCGGGACACGTCATTCCGCCGCACGGGTTGCCCGTCTTCGCCCATCACCGGCTGCGACAGCCGCGGATCACCCGGCACTAGGCCGAGTTGTGCGGCAATGGCTGCCTGCTGCTCGGGCGGCATTTCGGCCAGCGCATCGCCAAGGATCAGCGGTTGGTTCAGCCCGATAAACCGAACGTTGCGCTCATCGTCGGTGACCCGAACCCACCGCTCCGCATCCCAAAATTGCCGGATGCGCAGCCAGATTGCAGTGTATAGACGGCGCTTCCAGTTCTTGAACCGCTCTAGGACGGTTCCTTCCATCTCGGTGACGCCGCCCTGTTGGCTGGCCATGATTGCCCGGCCGGATGCGCCTTGCGACTGCTTGCCCATCAGGAAGGCATTTGGCCCCTGGCCTTCAAGCGCGGTCTTGGCTTCGTTCAGCAGCAGGACATGGCCTTGGGCCAAGTTAACGTTGTCGCCGATCTCAAACCGCATGCCGGGGGCGATTTCGACAAAGCCATCAGGCTTGGCCACCTGCGCCCGCGCTTCGTCCACGTCCTGCACGGCGCCCTGTTCGGCAATGACCGTGCGGACCGTCATCAAGTGCAGGGCCTTGGACCGGCGCTTATTGACCTCATCTTGCAGGTCAAACATATCGCGCACGATGCCATAACGGATGTTTTCGCGGTCAATGTGCGACGACTGCAAGACCATCGAACAGACGGGCACGCCGTCTTCATCCACATACGGCGATAGCGCCGGCTCAGACAGAAACCCGCCGCCCGTGAACGTCGCGGACCACCATCCGTCCGCGTCCACCCAATGGAGTTGAATAACCCGCACCCGCTTGCGGTTGCGATCGCCCCACGTCGCCGTTGGACGGTCCCCGTAAGTCGTGGCGTCTGACGCTTCCAACGCATGGGCACCGGAAATGGCGTCCTCGGCCGCTGGCCACTTGGCCAGCACGTCGTCTTCGTCCTGCCAAGCAACGCCGCCGAGGTATTTCGCGTCAGAAAAGTCGAGGTTGCGGCTACGCGGGTCCCAGAACAGGCGGTCCCACGGGTAGTGAATGACCTCAATATCGCCCGTGGCCTGATTGTAGACCACGTCTACGCCGCCGGTCCCCTCGACCAGCATGTTTTCAAGCACCAGCGGCGCGGTTTCCTCTACGTGCGCAGTGTCGCACGCATACCGCAAGGCATCGGTGGCGCCGTTCGCGTCCTGCTCATGCTCTGGCGTCCGTGGATACGCGCGCGGATCGGTGCGCGTCCGCTTTTCTACGCCGAGGATGTAGTTCACCTTGGGACGGACGCGGTTGTCGGTGACCGCCGGCTGTCCGCGCTCTTCCAGCGTCGCGACCTGCTCGGCGGTAAGCTGGCGACCATCGAGATAGTCGCGCGCCCGCTCGCTTTCCTCGCGACCCGTCGCGCTGGTGTCCTCCGCATCGCGGAACCACTCGCGCAACGTCCGCAACAGATCGTCGGGATTCACGCTACTCGCCAATCTACGCCCGCCTTTCGCTTGTTCCGACCGTAGTCGCTGATCTGCACGACATCCGCCTTTTTCACCGCCGGCACCCAAGGCCGAGACATGCACGCGTATCGCAATTCGTCGGCCGCATGGTCTTCACCGTCTGTGTCTACGTCCTCAGGCCGCAACGTGTCGTGCTGCAGTGCGGGAAGCGTGCGGATCAAATCGCGGCACGTCGAAAAAACATAGAGCATGGGCTTGCCATCTTCTCCGACAAGCCTTGCCCGCACCGCATCCCATCCGCCCATTGCGCCAGCACCTGGCACCCGCTTGTTGTCCGCCCGACGCCACAACACGCCCGCACTCGCCATCCGTTGCGCTATCGAAGGGCCGCCGTCCTCCGCAAAGATCGCAGGGTCAGCAACGCCCATCTGCACCCGATCGGGTTCCCGCTCTCGGATGCCTTGCGCCACCGCCTCGGCTGTCAGCTTCAACCCCACATTCGGGCTGCCCGGCTTCATGCCGTACCACTCGCGGTAGCGGATCAGAGCGCCACGCGGGAACCGGCTGTCACTGCCATCCGAAACCGCATGCCAGCCGACGCTAAACGGACGCGCCGAACCCCAATCCATCGACCGGAACCGCGCCCAATGCTGCGGAATCTCGAACGGCTCGACGACGTGACGATCGGGCGACCACTCGGGGAAATACGCACCCGATACGACTGACCAGTCACCTTCAAGCCATGCCCTGACTAGTTCCGCCGATCCCGCGCCCTGCAATCGCGCTGCATAGTCGGGATCGGACGCCATCAAAATTGCGTTGTCTTGCACCCGCGACGGGATGAAAATCCGTTCCCATGGGCCATCATTGATCAGTTCAAACCCACGCGGCGCGGGATCAATGAACCGCCCCTTAACCCACTGGTGCCCCGGCCCGCCTGGGTTTCCCGCGCCCCGCACCCGCTTCGTCGCCACACCTGCAGCAGAGCGAAGGCACGCAAACATCATCCGGTAAGCGACATCGCTAGGCCACTGCGTCAGTTCGTCCCAGCCGATCCACGTGAACTGCTGCCCTTGGTAGCGGGACGCGTCCTGTTCACGCTCTAGGTATTGCAGTCGAAGGAACGCGCCGTTCGGCCAACGCCAGGTCTTGTCCTTCTCGTGCCACGTGGCCCCGGTCTGTGGATACATTTCCTGCGACCGCAGCAGAATTTCCTTTAGCTCTGGCTCATACGTGCGGCGGAACAGAATGCCACGCCACGCGCCACCGTATTTCGGCACGTCTTGCAGGAAGTCGCCTAGAAGGAAGTCCGACTTGCCGCCACCGCGCGCGCCACCGAAGAACAGTTCGGGGCACCAATCGGCGGCAATGGCATCAGCCTGCGGCCCTGGCTGCGGTGACCACACGCTCTTGCGCTTTCCGTCGCAACCATTCGTCGCGCGTCTCGGCCGGGGGGCGATCGATCACAGGCTGCTTCTCCGCATCGACCGAAATCGTCAGTTGCCGCGCGACGGGCGTGCCTTCCACACGGTCTAGGAAGGCTTTGCCGGCATTGACGCGGACCGCGTCGTCGGCGGATTGAAGCGCAATGCGGAAAATCTCATCTTTAACGGCCTCGGCCTGTATCTGCCGGTCCGCTTCCGTCATCAGCTTGTCAATACGCCG